CATCAGCAGTCAATTCCTCATCAATATCAAGATAGTAGTTAATTGCCGCATCAAGATGATCATCTGTACCTAAACTCTCTTTAAGTGCTTCATCGGACACACCATAATCTGCAAGTAAGTCAACAAATCTTTCTGCTAACGTTTCTATTTGCTTTTTATCTGTATGTTCTTTAAAAAGATTCCAGGTATCTACGATTTGTGAACTATCCATACTTAACTTACTCCTCTGTGACTGGTTCGATTGTTTCGGGTGCCTCTTCCTCTACATCAGTAATTACCTCTGACTGAACTTCACTGAACTCGTTCATGACTCTGTCAAGTAAAGGTCCGCCGGCTTCCCATGCTTTACGATATTCCTTAATTTCTTCTCCATCTTTGGATACAAATTTAAGTCTGTTACCGTCTTTCTTAAGCATATCTTTTTTCTCAAACAAATCAACAAGTCCACTGTAAGGATTCATTCCTGTTTCATATGGAATTTTAACTTGTACACCTTCGAACGGTTTTGCGTAACGTGTCTTCATTACTTTACAACCTGCTCTAATACCACGTACTTCGCTAATCTTATTACCTGCTTCATCTTCTTTTAGTTTCAATTTCTTCATTGCTACTACAATAGATGACGCATAGATAAATCCTTGTCCACCACTAATTTTATCATCAGGGTCAAACATATCTTGCGATGCATACGTATGGTTAGTACATACAAGTCCTACATTGTGTGAGCCAATCATGTTAACTGTGTTTCTTACAAGTGATGTAAGTGCTTTAGGTTTTCTACCCATGTCACCCTTCATATCACCTTTGTTAAACTGGTCAACATCAGTTGGTGTTAACAACATACCTAAACTATCAATTACAAATAATACTTTAGGACGTTCTTCTTCCGACATTTCTTTGTAATCTGCCATAAACGTTGACACTGTTTTAGCAACATCATCAATCATTGACATATTAAGTTTTAGTAGTTTGCTTTCGCTTGTATCAACATCAAGTGCTTGTAGCCAAGTTTCATCAAGTGCGTTCTCACTGTCAATTAGTACAACAAAGATACCTTGATCTTGTGCCGCCTTTACAATGTTACCTGCACAGATATAACTCTTACCTGCTCCTGACTCTCCTGCAAATACAGTTACCTTACCTAATGGAACACCTTTGTGGAAGTCGCCACTAATAAGATAATTTAAGGCATAGTTTCCTGTACTAATCCAATCAGTAGGATCGTTAAAACCACTACTCATGCCTGTGATCGATTTAGTCAAGTTTTTACGAAACTTGGAAACGTCAAATGCTTTATTAGCCATATTATCTCCTTATTCAGATAATGTGTGGGGTTGCCCCCACACACTGTACTGCTATATTAGTTTTGACGTGAACGGATCATTGCAAGAATGTCTTCCGCACTATTGTCTGCTTTAGGTTCTGCCGCTGGTGCAGTTTGTGCCACTGCCGCTGGAGCCGCCTCTGCTACTGGAGCCGGAGTTGCCTCAGGTGCCGGAGCAGTTGTTGCCGCTGGAGCAGTTGCTGGTGCTCTATTTTGTGGATCACCAGTTCTCGCCGCCATTCCCGCTGGACGGAAATATTGACCAAAACGTTCTGCGTCATATGCTTCACCATCTACAGATGCTTGGAACATTTCTTGCATTACTTTTACTTCAACCTCTGAAGGCTTCTTAGGTAAAAAGTCTGACAAGTTGTATAGACCATTCTTCTCAACGGCCGCAGTTTCAACTTCAGTTAAAGGACGCTCTCTACGTGCCCAGTTACTTGTAGAATAATCTGCATAACCACCTTTAGAAGTTTTTACGATTCTAAAGTCTACACCTGAAGTGTAATCAGTTGGCAGTTCTTCCATATCTGGATCCATTAACGCACTTTTAATAAGTTGGAAAATTTGTGGACCAATAATAAAACGTCTAATTGGATTTTCTGGAGTACCATCTTCAGACAGTCCGTTTTCAGTTACAAAGCCTTGGAATACGTATGAACGTTTCTTCCAATACTTACGACCCATATCTTCTAAAGTAGGATCTTTAAACCAACCTCGAACTTCGTTTAAGATTGCACATGACTCACCATACATTTCCATGCAAGGGATTTGCACTTGTACTGGTCTTGAGTCAGTTTCGCCTTTTAAACCTGCGAAAGGTAGTTTGATCATCAAACGTTCTTTCCAAAAGAAAGTGTTTGTGTCGTCCCCATCAGGTAAGAAACGGACAGTTGACTGTTCGCCTTCCTTTAAGTTCCAAAATGGGTAAATTGCGTTGTCGCCGCCGCTTGAAGAATTACCGCTTGTGCGTGATTCTTGTTCTTTCAGTTTAGCTCTTATTTCTGCTAATGTTGCCATTGTTAAGCCTCCTATATAATTTGCCTTTGGCTGTTATTGTATTGCCTTGATTGTGCAGTACTGTAAACAGTATAACACAAACTTACTTATAAAGTCAAGTGGAACTTTGTCAAAAAAGTGAATTAGTTATCCAAACCTGCTAAATGTTTGATTCTTTCCATCTCACCATCTTGGTTAGTAACTAACTTTTTCATAATGACTGCCGCAGGAGCAAGACTTTCGTCTCCATATTTTTTCTCACATGCTGTAAGTACTGCTGTTTCACCTTTTGGAAAATTGTTAGTTGTGTAATCAAAATGACCTTTGATGAATTCATCTAAGTCAAGTTCTTTCTTCTCACCTCTTTCTTCTGCGTCCCCATCTGCTTTTGATATTGAACCATCTGGACCAATTTTAACGTCCATGGTATCATCGTCAGTGGGTTCTTTTTCGGCCATCAGTTCATCTGCTGTCCAAAAATCTTCTACTTTAAGTCCTGCCATTTTGATAGCATCTTCAAGTGTGTGTTCTTCACCGTCTGGTGTTTTGAACTTATCACCTTTCTTCATGCCTGCCGCTTTTGCTTTTTGTACTGCTTGTGCAAATGCATTGCCTTCAAAAGTTGTTGACTCGTCTTGTATTAATTCTTTTTGATGTTTTTCAAGTTCTTCGATTGAATCAAAAGTACCTGTTTCCTTACCGTCTTTGTAAGAAATAAATTTACCATCTTTATGTTTTGCCGCAAGTCCGTATTTGTTCATGCCCATGCTTGATACTTCATTTGGACCTTGCTCATGTTTTGAATTAGCAACTACATCATCTAAGTGTGAAGCAAAGTCACCATGCATGTCCATGCTTTCATCTTCAACACCATTGTAGTTGTCAAAGAATTCTGCGTCACCATGTTTTTCAATAAACTCTTCTCTGCTTAGATTTTCAGCATCATCTTCTAATGCTTTTTTAACTGCACCTTCTTCTACATCTGCACTTTCATCAGCGTCACCGTTCATAACTTTATCAATAATTCTTGCATTATGGTCACTGTCATCATTGCCTGTAATTTTTTCAAGTTCTTCCATACACGCTTTTGTAATTGGCATTTGGTTATAAAACTTTAAATCCCACGGATCGTTCAAGTATGCATCACCGTATTTTGCTTCCATTGCTTCATCTTCATTTTCTTCAATAAAGTCTGTAGCAATACCTGAGTCCAATGCCCACTTTACATAACCTTTTGGCATTGTGCCGTAACCGCCTTCGTACTTAGAATACTTTTCAATCCACGCATTAATTTTGTCTCCCATTTCATCTGAAACTTCTGGATCCATTGGATCGTCATCTTCACCTAAAAGATTTTCTGGAGTAAGTGCTTCTGATTTAGTTCCTTCTTTAACAAGATTGTAAATGTAAGGAAATACACCTTTCAAGTCTTCGTTAAACTGACGAATAGTTAATTCATCAATCCAATTTGAACTTACATCTTCTGGTACTTCTTCCATTACTGTTTCTTGGAAGTTTGCCATTGCTTCTTTGTAATAACTATTTCTTTGTAACTTATGTACAGTTTCTTTTACAGAGTCAATTCTTTCATTAACGATGTCCATGTAACCAGCAAGACCCTCTGCCATTACACTTGATCTGTTCATGTAAGTTTTGAAAGTACGTAACTTAGAAAGTTCTTCGCTGAGTGAAACGATATGCTTTCCAAATGCATCGTACTGATTTCCGCCTTCGCTAACATGTTGTGCCATTGCTCTTGCACCATTTAAATGTTTGAAAGGATATTTGTATCTTTCGCCTTCTGGGCTCTCTACATATATGCTATGAATTCTTTGTGTTCTTCCTGCAGGATTTTCAAAATCAACTGCCTCATTATGTTTAACAATGATCTTTGCATTGCCAACATCTTGGAAACTTGTTTTAGAAGTTCCGTATAGTCTCGATTCACTCATTTGGTTTTCTCCGGGTCTGTTTTTTGAGAGGTAATCGTAATCTCTCTTGTCTAAGTTACTTTTAGTTATATCTCTTGTATCAAAATTCAGCATTCTCTTTTTAGCAAACTGTCGCATTTCTTTCATAAAAGCGTACCAGTTTTGCTTAATAGACTCTGTAGCATCTGTAAGCAAATCGTTGTTATAAAGCATAGTTAGACTTTTTTCATCTAACGTTACGTTAACTTTATTACCGTTGCTAAACTCAAAATCGAAGAAACGTGCTTTTTCAGGCACATTTGTAATGGTACTTGCTTCATCACCAATAGTAATCTTGGGATATCTACCTCTGATCTTGTTAAACAGTTCTTCTGCAATTTTTTCCAAGTTTATCATATTAATATTTATCCTAATAGACGCCTGTTACAAATATAGGCATAGGCGCCTCATATTCCTGATCTGCATCCAATTGTCTGAATGTATTGTACACTCTTGGATCCCAATCCTTTAAAACTTCCATCATGCGTATGTTCAATAGCACTGCACTTACAAGATCGTCAGTTTCACCTGGCTTTGCTTTGAAACTTGTGCCTGATGCTACATAGCCTTTCATTTCTGATATCAATGCTTTGCTGTTTATCTGCATTTTGTCATTCTCAACCATGTTCTTGAACTTAGAACAAGCACTGATTTTACTTCTATGTGTAGTGTTAAATCCTTTACGGAACTTTCTAATGTGTCCTTTACGTATTGGTTCACTTACAAATAGTCCTGGTATGTTTTCTTCGCCTACATCATTTACAACTAACAATGCCGCTTCACCAATAGTATTGTTTTCAATGCTCCAATAAATGTTGTTTGCATTTGGTGCTCTACATTCAGCATTGATATAATCTGCAATATCTTTTAAAACTCTAATTTGTCCTGGTATAGGTGTAGTATTGTGTCTCCACTCTGCAACTTGTTTGTAACTTGGTAATTCAAATACTTGTATCGCGGCATAGTCTCCACCTGTACCCATGCTTGGATCTAAACTAATACAATATGTTTGATCCCTTTCAAGTTTTTTGTACCAACGTGTCTGCCCCATATTCTCAACAGGTTCATTACCTTCAAGTCCTGCTAACTTAATACTATTAATAAGTGTTTCGTCAAATACTAAGAATTCACAACCATACTCACGTCTAAATCTTTCTTCGCCAATACGACCAATCTCTGCTTTTTTCCATGCTTCATCTCTGTCTGGGTGTTCTTCCCACTTAACAGTAAAACCATGAAATCCGTTTATACCTACTTCGCTTTCATTACCATGTTCATCAAATTTGTTTTGACTTTCTTTCCATATAGTAGCAAAAGTATCTTCGTCTGAGTTAGGTGTGCTTGTAAGAATAGCACGACCACCTGTTGCAAGTGTAGGAGATATTGAAGTCCAAAATTCATCTGCAATAGTAGGTTGCACAAACGCAAACTCATCACAGTATAGTAATGATATGGACATACCACGTCCTGTGTTTCCTGTTGTAGTAGCACTTACAATTCTACTTCCGTTTTCAAATTCAATTGAACCTTTGTTGTAGTTTGTAACACCTGCTCTAATATGATCAGGACACATTTCGTAAACGTATCTAATACGTTGCATAATTTCTTGAGCACCTGTATACTTGTGTGCCGCAATAAGAATAGTTTGGTCTGGATGAAACATTGCGTACCAGGCAAGGTACACAGCCGCACAGGTTGTCTTACCTGTTTGTCTTGGTAACATATTAATATTGAATCTATGATTGTGATAACTGTGCATCAATCCTACTTGGTACTTGTAAGGATCAAATAACAATTTTCCTTTGACTGGATGTTGGATATATGCAAAGTTACTTGCGAAATATAAGTAACCTTGATTATCATCAGTACAAAGCATCAGATCATTGATCTGTTCATTTGTATATGTTTCTCTTGTATTAGCCTTTTTGGTTAATACGCCATCTAAACTTTTATTTGCCATTGTATAGTATTTACTCAAAAAAATAGGACCCGAAGGTCCTATTTGAGTTTACTTGAGTAAAAGTAATTTTATATTATGTGGCTATTAATGTTGCCGCAACTGTTACTAATGTACCGCTTGTATCAATGTTGTTAGGTCCAACTGCTGTTACTGTGCTTGTTGGATAGTTTGCCGCTGTTCCAATTGTTCTAATACGTGTTTGTAAGTCTGCCGCTGATGCTTGATTATCACACACAACAGTCATTGTGCCACTGTTGTCGTCTGTAGTACAATAAATTAAAGGATTAATTTCTTTACAAATTTGCTCAACTGTTTCGTTAATAGCATCGTCTTCACCTCTTAGATCAACTGCTGTACCGTTTGCAATTTTTACTAAAATTTTAAATGGAATAGCACCTGGGAAAAAAACATTTCCTGCTGTTGATAATCCTGATCCGTGTACTCTTGTTATTCCAGCCATCTATCTCTCCTTAGTGTCCGCCGCAACTACTTGCGTATAATTTTTCAAGTTGTTTTGCTTCGCAACCCATTTCAGTATATTTCTTCATGATATCTGCTTTAGACATACCTTTGTCTGCACATTTTTTCATTTCTTTACCGCTTGGTAATTGTACTTTTTTACCTTCGCCTTCTTCAATACTTTCTTTTTTAGCATCTTTATCTTTGATTGCTTTTTTCATTGGCTCTTTTTTGTCGCCATCTTTGTCCATATCTAAGAAGTCTGGTTTTGCTTTTGCTTCGTTTGTTTCTAAATCAGCAACACGGTCTTCATCACATTCGCATGGATCTTCTTTACAATCATCACATTCTTCTTCGTTCATAAACTCTGAAAGTTTAGCAGAAAGTTCTGCACGTAACTCATCTTCAAGTGCCATTGGATTATCTCCGCCTGCAACTTTTGGATAAGATTTTTTCTGTGCGCCATCGTGTCCTGTAGCAATGTCTTTTGTCATAAAGTTATGGTCTTGATATTTTTCATCTGGTGAATTATCATAGTCGCCACTTGCTTCAGTGTCAGTGTCATCACAAGCCATGTCGTCCATTGGCTTTGGTTCGTCACTTACAAGACTCATCATTGATTTCATGTCATCATGTGGATCCATTGGACCCATCATAGGTGCTTTAGGTTTGATTGCAGTTGGAATGTCTGCAATATCACTTGCACCTTCTTTGCCTTTTAAAGCATTCATTAATTTAATTACGTCTTCAGCATTATCGCCTGACATATTAATTGACGCCGACGCCGCTTCATTCATTGCTTCGTCCAACGCTACTATTTTTTTGTAAATTTCGTTTAATTTCATAATTAACTCCCTATTGGACTTTTGGTTCCGATATCAGCGGTTGCGTCCATCTGTTTTTTATCTGTAGCACCTTCTTCAGGTAACTCAATTGCTTTACCAGTAAATCTTTCTTTAGATGCAGTTTCTAACTCTTTAAGTAGGTCCATAACTCTGTTACTGCCTACATCTTTTTGAGCACTTTCACCACCCATATCTTCTTTAGTAAGTTTTGTTTCATATGGTGCATTTTGATCAACTTCTTGATATAACTCTTGAGGTTCGTTTGGATTACGTACTACTATGTGTGATTGCGGAATACCTAATTGGTAACCTAAGTACTCTTGTAACATTTCAGTGTGTGTAGGGTATGTTACTTCGCACTCGTAGTAAGTTACTTCTTCATTCTGCAATGCAGGAAAGTCCAACGGACGTTCTTGGATTGGTGTTTTCTTACCCGGCGTACAGTTTTGTACACCAAATTTTCTTAGAGCAGTTTCTAACTTGTCTGCTATACCTGTGTTATCACCAGCAATACCAATTTTAAAAGGATAAACTTTACCATTGTATGCTTCTGTTAAATAATCGCTATATTTTTTCATAATTGTGTTTTCCCTACTAAACTATTTATCCATGTTCTTGAGTTTTTCTAACAAACTATTACGGTCTGTAACTACATATCCTTCGCCTGAAACAACGCCATCTGGTGAATCTCCACCATCTTTATCCTGTTTTTCCTTCTTAAGTTGTAGTTCAACCATTTTAAGTTTCTTGTCTAATTTTGCAACTTTAGCATCAAGGTTAGTTTTTAGCATATTACCTGCTACTTCAAACACCCTACCACTATATCTGCTTTCAACATTCATACCCAAGTCCATTAGATCTTCATATGCATTCATAGACTTCTCAGCAACTTCGTTTAGTTCCTTATCTGCTAATTCGCCTAAGCCTTTCACTTGTGGTAATGCCGCAGTAATTTTATCCATCTCAGCAATACTACGTTGAGTTTCTTCATGCTCTACAATAGCATGTTTCTTTTCTGCTTTAGCAGATTGTTCCTTGTCTTTCTGAACAATCTCTTTGCTGTCTGGCATATTAAGTAATTCTTCTAATTTCTTCATATTTTGGATTCCATTAAATGCTACTATTATTTAGCCTTTGCGTTGGCCAGAGTGGAACATATCCTTCTCTGTAACAACCCTAAAAAAGATGCCTTTATCCTTGCACCATGCCCTTGCGGCCTGCCATTTAGCCATGTTTAGTGCAACAGCCATTTGCTTTTGTTTATTTCTGCCTGCACTTTCCATAGTTGTTTGATTGTCTGGCTTAACTTCTATAACTTCTGCACGTTGTTTACCATTCTTATCCATGTAACTAATAAAGAAGTCTGGTACATACACCGTTGCTTTTCCTGTGAAAGGATTTACATAAGGTATCTTTACTGCTTCACTTGCCCACTTGGCAACGTTAGGATTTTCATCGCAGAATTTCATAAATGCGAATTCCCAACTTGATCTATATAATGGTGTTTTGCGACCGATATACTTGTCTGGAAACTTTAAGTTGTAACGTCCTTGGGCGTACTTGGCCATGTTACACTCCTATGTTTCGTGCTTCAGTCCTGTTTTGTATGTCAACTACTCTGTAACCTAATGTACTAATTTTTTCTCTGTTATAGTTTAGTACTTCTGTTACAACACTACTCAACTGAACACTGTCTGTTTTCTTTAGAGTATCAAGTAATTCAAAAACATTTACGTCATCAAGTTTTGCTTGTTGTAACATTACTGTTCCTACAGCAATGGCAGAAGTTTTTTCAAATCCTCTGCTTGTAAAAAATCCTATTACAGCATCAACTTGGTTAGTAGGAAAATTAATAAAGTCAGTAAAATACTGATTGTAAAATCTCTTTACATCATTTGAACTATCATCTTTTACTACTTTAGGTAGGTTACTCATTATCCTGTCCTTACAATGTTAGGCAAGTTAGCAAGTGTTTTGCTATTTGCCGCTTCTTTATATGCCGAACTTGCAGTGTCCCATGCGGCGTTAATCGCATTGACACTTGCATCACCCCCTGCGGCTAAATGATCTTTTTTGTGTGTTGTTGATTTAGATAAGTCTGCTAACTTGTCTGGATTGTCTTGAAGTTCTTTTGTAACGTCTGCAAGACTTGTACTCTGTACTGCTTTTTGTATTGCCGCCACAGCACTTACACCAGCAACTGCTGTTGCAACATCTTTTAGTGATCCACTGCCACTACCTTTAGGAAAAAATGTATTTGCAACTCCGCCAACATTTATTCCGCCAACATCTCCAATGGCTCCTTTAATAATTCCAAAGCCTTCTTGTCTAATTCCGTCTTTAGATAAATCCTTAACATTTCTTGCAGTGTTGGCCGCTTTTAAAACTGTACCTAACAATGCTCCTGGTGACTTAAATGCATCGCCTGATGTAATATCTCCAAACACATCTGCCGCACCTGATGCAACACCACCAACACCAAATAGACTTGATGTTCCGCCTCCACCTAATGAAAGTGGACTTGGTGTTTTATCATAATGTTCTGTTGCAAAACCTTTTGGTGCTGTACCTTCTGACACTGCACCTCTTGTGTACCATACTGTTTCAAACTGAACACTCATTGTACTTTGTGCAACACCGGCACCATCTGTTTGATCCATTGTGTCATGTTGCCAACTATTAATAATAGGATTGACAAGTGTAAATGCTGTATAACGTTTACGTGACATTTGATATACAACAATGCTATCAAAGAAAGGATCTATACTATCGTTATCAAAACCATATCTATATTTCGACTGTGGAGAGTTTGCATCAGCAAATGTGTTTGCTCTGTTGTATGCAGAAGCAGTCGTGTTAGGACTTCCTGCTGTATCAGTTGATGCATAGTTTCCATCTTTAAAATAATATCTGTAGTATGCTTCCCACATTGCAGTTGTAAGACCATAGTTGTCATCATGGAAAGTAAAATTACAAGGACTGTAGTCTATGCGTTTTTGTAAAATTCTTTTTCTATTGTATTGATGTTTTACTTCTGTAGTAACATCAAACTTAGGCAAGTCAACACTCTTAACTAACATATTAATAGTGTTACTGTGTTTCTCTGATAGTTGTGGAATAATTGAAGAAGCCTTTCTATTAATGTTGAATGCAACATGATAAAGAAACTTACTCTTAGGTGCATACTTAAATGCATCATCTACATATAATCTTGAAGCATGTTGATAGTCTGCAAGGTTACCTTTTGGACTTAATGCTCCAGATACTAAATTGTCAAGAAATGGGGTTAACTTATTTGCCATACTAATATTTATCTAAAAAATAAAGTGGGTATAGAATAAAAAAGGCGCACTCGGCGCCTTTTCTACGTTTATTTTAAAACTCTTAAACTTGATTATACTGCGCCACCGCCAGTAACAAGTGTGTTGATAGTTCTGCCTACAGCAGTACCAATACCTGTTCCTTGTGGTGTTTGTATCGCATTATCGTATCTAATACTTAATGCAACACTAACTACTTCTGATGTCGCGTATGCTAATTGATTGTAGTTTGCACTTTCTAAATAACAACCGTATAACTCAAATGTTTCAAGCACATTAACTGTGTTTGCACCGTTACCACCATCTAAAATTTCAATACGTGTAACGAATTTGTAGTCCGCGCCTGATGCCGCACCTGATTGTTCAAAGAAATCAAACTGTTTCTGCAACTGCTCGCCAACAAGTTTCTGAACGTTGTTACTTACATCTTCACGTAAGTTTAATGTAATTGGTTCCCAAGTATGTTTTCCTGCAAGGAATACTTTTGAGTTGTATACATCAAGTGTAATCTGTTCAAAAGTTACGTTAGGTCTTGTTACATCGACAACCTGTTTAGTTAACTCTGTAGTTGGTGTTGACACTCCAAAATTTTCCAGTGACACCCTGAAGCGGTACTGCAATTTTGGCATTAACAAACCTTGTGAACCTGCACTCGCGTTGCTGTCCAAAGGTACTGTTAGTCTTGAAAGTGATGAAATTGCCATTTATTTGCTCCTATTACTTTTATTTATCATATTATAGGCCCGCTATTTCTCCAGTGTTTTTAAGTCTTAATGGAATGTAAATAAACTCCACTGCTTTCACTGGTTCAATTGCAATGTCTACATAAAGTTCGTTTCTATCAATTCTTGATGGAGTGTTGTTACTTTCGTCACACACTACTAAGAAATCATATAACGCTCTTTGTCCTACAAGCTCAAGCATTAAACTATCTGCTTGTTGTTTGATCTCGTCTCTTGTGATCTTATCGTTAGGCTCAAAAATGTAAGGCTTCGCAAGTTTGTTTAACTGTCCACGTAAGTAAATTACTAAACGTGCAACGTTAATTCTATCTAAAGAACTTGCATTCTTCGCTCTTGTCTTTTGACCAAAGTTAACAAGACCTGCACCAGTTAAGAATGTTACTGGGTTAACCTTGTTACTGTACAATGTATCTCTTTGACCTTCGTTAAGAGCAACTGTTTTAAACTCGCCTTCGTTATCAATAAAGCCTGCACTTGAAGCGTTAGTAATTCCACCACGTCTTGTTCCTGCTGGAGCAAACCATGGGTAACTAACTTGATCACTTAATGCAATAGTTCTAAGTATACCATGTGATGCTGGAACAACTACGTTGTTACCTGCATTGTCACTTGTGAATAAACTTGGATAAAACACACCTAAGTATTCGTCACTTGTTACTAATCCATTGTCGTTATCTTCAACAGCACCGTTAACGTTTGTTGCCCAGTTGTTAATTCCTGTGGCATCACTTGCTAATCTCATTGGAGAGTCACCAACAACAAATGCTGTTAAGCCTCTGTCATTGTTCAATGTAACCATTTCACCAATCAGCTCTGGATAACCAGGTGTTGCTAATAAGTTAAAGATTCTTGATTCGTTATCTCTAATGTCTTGGTTGCTGTTCATCATTGCCTGTAATGCTTGTACAACAACTTTACGCTGTGCCTTACGACCGAATGTACCTGAACCATCTGCTTGGTTAGCACTTTCAGTTACCCATCTGTGTGGATAGTAAGACGCCATTGACTCGTCGCCAGTACGTGCATTATCTTCTGCAAGATCGATTGAATTACGTACAAATTTCTTAACGTTAAATCCAGAACGTCTTAAGTTCCATAACAACATACCTTTTGGATATAGTGCTGGATCTGGAGCATCTGGGTCTAAGTAATTACTTGCCGCTAAATCTGCAATAGTACCTGCTGATCCACTGTTAACACCTGAAGTGTTATAACGTGCATCTGCAAACAACACACCATTCTCTGTAGTCTGGTCTGTGCTATCT